GGAAGAAATAACTCGGAAAAATGGGTCTTAGAAATGCAAGGATGCTGCTTTCTATGCCATTTACCATATTGGGTCCGCAATCTGTCATTAACAGCATACAATTCTGTTATCTCTGATGTAAGAAGAGAGACAAGAGAATCAAGTATGGTATCTTGACAGTCCACCGGAATAGGAGTTCCGAGAGAATCCTCTCGAACGGACTGGCCATGGCTCAAGCAAGCTACTGAACCCGCGCAAGCGGACAGCAAGCTAAAAATTGAGACACCCTGTAACCCCAAACTAGATATACATCTAGAAGAAGGCACAAGGTAGGCCAGAACAGCTCTTAACCCATAACCCGACAGGGTACCTTCCCTCACGTCTTTCACGTGCAGGAGGTACTCCGTCGGAGTTAAAAAATATTTAACGGCTTTGGACAGCCATCCATCACCATCAGAAGACCAATAATCGCGGTCACGTAGCTTCAACGCTCGCTCCATCCGATCGGATGCAGTAACCATTGTCAGCTCCTCTTTCCAGGAAAGAGGTGAGACCTCCCCCTCCGTAATCACCGTCCTAGACAAGAAATTGAATAGGGATGATGACGCGAAGGACTTAGGGATAGATATTGGAATTCCCAGAGTCTTACAACTCTGAATATAGTTTAAAGCCACAGGTTTAGAACTATCCTTATCAAAGATGACGACGTCATCTCCGGTAACTCCATAACACACAGGTAATTTGCCAGTATGCTTATAACTAGCAAACCCTACCCATGCATTATTCCAAAGACCCAATAATGCAAACGACCCCAGGCAGCCCATTGGCTGCCCGCGCCCATAGGACACACTCGAAGGGAGGGAGATCTTCTCTCCCTTACGAGCTAAAGCCGGATCCGCACTAACTGCGAACTCCCGGTCTGTCATAAGAGTCAGGACGGTCTGGGCGAGCCCAGCCTTCCTTCCCTTCTTCCCGTACAGCTCCTCTATGAGTATCTCATAGAGTTGCCGAGGAATAAGATCAGTAGCCGACGAAATGTCGATCGATGACCACGAGCCCTTCCGTTTCCCGAACTCGACCTTGAGTGCATCCATAAGTCGATTTTGACTCATGGTACCATCCCAAGGCAACTTGTCTAGGACAAGGAAGAGATCATCATGTAGCGGCCGCAGTATACGTTGAGTGAAAATATCAATTATACCGACGGCACGGACCTTACCAGCCGGTTCGGCAAGTAAGTGAACCCGCGACATGATAGGTTCCCTCTGAACGCCCCTGTCCTTCTTCAAGGCAGGGTACCCGGAAAGGACCTCCATCATCTCCAACCGTATAAACTTGTCGACCTTAAACAGGTACGACGCTTCACGGAGAGCCAGCCACAGAGGCCAGTTCTCG